GTAACGGCTAGGAATCATTGATGTTTCCATAGAGTCAGGTTCCTTGTTCGCTCCGCTGTCATTCGTCTGGTGGAAGGCCAGTTCTCTAAGGTAGATTGCGTAGACAGCGCCAGCTTGCTGGAACTTTCCTGCCTTTAACAGTCCTCGATAGAAGACGTAAAGGATGATAAGATCCTGAAAGATCGAAGGAAGATTTGAAGTAGAAGAATCAACCTCCATGTCGTCCGGTTCGCCTGCGAGAAAAGCAGTCGCTGCCGTTACTGTGATACCGGTAGGAGGGGTTGGATGAATATATATGTTCGTTCCCCATGTCCAAAAGAACTGAGGATCGGTTCCATTCTCTTTGATGTGACCTGCCTGTTTGGGCGTGATCTTCTCAAGAGCAAGCCCGTTCCAATGGATCGACACGACATCGACTGCTGTGAACGTGTACGTCTTTGTAGTGGCTGCAAGTGTAAGGGTAGCAGTAGATTCGACGCACTTAGCCTTGAAGGCTATGTCCCTCTGCCCATCGTTGATCCAGTCATTCATCTCTGCGTCAGTGAATAGACCGGGAACTGCTTCATTGAGCAGCATCCTCGCCCTAGTCCTGAACTCAAGTCTTGTTTTGACTCCAGTAGTGGAAGCCATTAGGTATTCCCCTCGTTCAGTTTGGCGATGGTCTCACCCTCCCATCTCAGCCTATGCTCTGCCTCAAGCATCTCGTCGATGTTGCGCTTCCACAATCCGGCATGGTACTGAGCCTTGAACTGGGAGAAAGTATTCTGTCCGGGTTTCAAGAAAGCCCGAGACATGATGTAGTCGATCATGTAGGGAAGATACTCAGTCTTGATCTCGGGAGTAAGCGTCGTAAGGGTCGCCTCTGTCACATCGGCAGTAGGCAGACGATAGATTTCAAGCCAAAGGTATGTCCCGTTGTAAGTCACACTCGGCGCAGGACGCAGGGTGATGTAGTTCATCTTGTAGTCAGTAACGAATTCGATTGGAAGATCGTTTCCGTCACTTCTCCAAGAAGGGTAGTACTTATTGAAGGTTCTGGAATCTCTCTTTGCAAGTGGTTGAGATTGCCCGGCAATTTTAGCTTGGTCAATCGAGATCACCTTCTGGTCGAGAGCATAATCGTATGTCCCAGTTACAAGAGGGATTCGGCAGTAATCAGTGGTGGATACGTCACGGATAAGAGCGGCCTTCCGACAAGCCATCCAGAAGGCTGAATTTAGGTATGCGATAAGCTCGGCGTTAGACCATTTGTAAGGACGCTGATCGTCACCGAGCTGGTATCGCGCTAAGATAATGAGTTCAAATGCAGTCATGCTCACCCCTTTTAAGTGCTGGGGGCAGGTTGCCCCACCCCCAGCTTAGGGAGGAAGGTGAAAGGGTTACGCGGGATTCGCTCCAACTCCGCCAGTGGCAGCACCAGCAGCACTGCACACATAGATGTTAGTCTTGTGCGCGGAGGTACAGTAAACCTTCGTGCCAAGACCGCTAAATGACGGGTTGTTAATAGTCACGTTGCCTGAAGCGGCGCTAGTCATAAGGATCATGTCAGTGTAGTTGACATTGACAAGATTCATGAACGAAGGACGATTCAGGAGAGTCCACCCCGAAGTGGGCATAGCACTTGCCGCATAACGGAGAGTGCATCCGCCTGCGTTAGACATATAATTCTGGAACACGCAGTCGTCAAAGTTAATATTACTGTTATTGGGTCCAACAAAATAGATGACCGATGCAGTAGAAGAAGTCTGCATAATAGTATGGTTTCCAAACAGGCACCGATTGAACGTCAGGTCCTGCACTTCAGCGCCGATATTCACGACCTTGTTGTTCGCAGCGGCACCAACGAGTGCGCCAAGGAAACCCTCAGGGTAGCAGTTCTCGAAATAATTTCTCTCTCCAGTAATAGAAAGCCCGATAACGGAAGCGGCTGTATTGCTAGTGCCAAGCTGCCAGTGTATATTATGGAATCGACAGCCAACACCACTGATAATCATCTCTCCAGTAGTTGCAGTCGTAATGCTATTAGTGATCCTTACACGTCCACCTGAAAGAGTCGGAGGAGTAAGCCCGACAAGGTGCGTGAAATCTTTATCCCAAGTGAACTGGGCAGAAAGGGCAAGTGCCGAGGCCCCGCCGAACACATAAAGGATATCGTTCTTGTTTGCAGTCAACTGAGCTTCGGCATACTCAAGAGTCTTGAAGGGTTTCTTTTCGTTTTCCCCATCATTGCCGTCGCTACCGTTGACCGGATCGAGATACAGCTTCCTTCCGGAAGTGGGCATCCCTACTCCACCGCCAATAATAGTGTCGACAGTAAGCTCGCCAACACTAAACTGATTGCGTCTTGCCATTGGTAGTTCTCCTTTTGGTTAAGAGGGGGATGATCCCGTGATCACCCCCCTCGGGTTATTAGAAGTCGATGAAGCAGCAGATCGCGTACACGTCGAAGACAGCCGCGTCGATGTCAGCCAACGTGCCGAACGTGAGATCGAGGGTGTCAGTCGCAGCATACATTTTGCCACCAACAGCACCGAACGCATCGGTGATAATGGTGCCTGTCTGAGCAGCAGCGTTAATGGACGTGGCTGCGAGGAACCCAGCGGCGCTAGTCGCGTCACCAATAGAAACCGTTGCAGCAGCGCCCTCAGCCGTAGTCACATCCAGAAGAACGGAAAGAATGTGAGTACCTGCCGGGATGTCCCAGAGCTGAATGACGTCAGAAGCTGAACCATCAACAACAGCAGCAAGTGCTGCGGTAATGGCCGCCATATCAACATGGAATTTCATAACAGAGAAGCGGCCAAAGCCATCTCCACTGCCACCCCAAGCGGGTTCCGACCCTACGAACTGGTCAAGAGCAGTACAATCATGAGTCGTAGCCATAGTCTTCTACCCCCTTACTTCTTCGCGTACATGTAGCCGATAGCCGAACCTTTGATAACCTTGTATCCGTAAACCTGAAGGCCACGGACCAGATCGCCAAAGGTAGACTCTGCGCGCAGGCTCTCCGTCTTCACGAACTGACTCGCAAAAGTAAGACCAGCTTTCGTCCCAAAGGGGATGTAGTAGCAGGTCACGGACAGCGTACCATCGGTCACACTGTAGAGGTTATTGCTCTGGTAGAGCGTGAAGCGATCAATCATTCCGATGCGCCCGTTGCGAAGAACCTGCCCACCATCCTTGTCAAAGCTGGTGTCGCGAAGATCGGACTTCTTCAGAAGGTTCGCCATCCAGTTGGGAATGACCATCCAACGGCCATCCTCAGGGTTATTCTGCTCGTCAAGAACCGAACCGCAGTCCACGATATAATCGATAACGTTGGTGCGGGAGATGATAGCAGGTGCCCCAGCCGCGCCGAGGTTATAGCCACCGGACTTGATACCGGCGGTAGCCCCGTAGTTATAGGCGTTAATATCGCCACCAGAGATCATGCCCGTAAGGACATCAACGTCGGTAGCGATCTTCATCTGGGACGAAGCGTCGGTTGCCCATTTATTCATCCACGGGATGTCGGACTGCTTCGCATCAACATCGTCAATCGTGAACGCCCACGAATTCGTTCACTGTTTCCAGTGGCTCCGACTATATCATCATCCACTAAGGATGGCTGGCACTGTGTGATTCGAAAGTTGCTTCTGCGACTAAGCCGCTTACTATTATTTCGAACCCCTAGTCTGTGAACCTTCCGGTTTCCCGGCTTGGCTGCTGATTGCCCTCGACTGTACGTTAGGGTTTCCAGCAATTCACCAGCTTTGCAATGTCACATTACTGCGACATGGTACTCGGGCTTGAATACTTGCCTTTGTCAATGAGCAACTCAACGTCCGGAGATTCAATTCTCTCATACGTGAGTTTCTGTCCTTTCTGATAATCGTTAATTGTCACGTCGCCAAGGCTTCGAATATAAACCTTGTCGCCACTATTTTTGATCTCTCCCTCATACGCTAATCCGGGCAGTTCACTTCCTGCCGGGCAGACTATATCATCGCCAGTAGTATTGGCGTTCGGCGCTGTAGAGATACCAAATTTATACTCCATTGATGGAGCAACATGTGGAGCAAGCCACTCAATAAATCCCGGAAGTTTGGATAATGCACGTTCGAGATACCACCCACCACTCTTATGTTGATGCATCCCGAAGTCGTATCCCTTTTCCGATAACCAGTTGCGCAGCTTCTCGACATCGTCTTTAGGAAATCCGTAAGTGCCTAGGATTATTGATGTTCTTGTGTATCCGTCTTTCCTCTTACGGATAGCAAGACATCCGTCATCCATATACCAAATCGCAA